CCTGAAAAAGCCACTGTTTTTGCACTAGCATGTGCATTAAGATAGTCTCCTATCAGGGACGGAGCGCTTGGCGGTACTACAGCTGAAATGAGCTCACGAAATCCGAGAATAGGGCAGGATGCGCCAATTCCGGTGTCTTGAGAATTGAATTCACCTTTGTTTCCTGCAATCAGCTCCTTTGGGAGATTAGCCAATACTGATACCATTCTGAGCGCTACACGTCGCGTTTGCCGCTGTAGCGCCAGGAAAATCTGGCATGCCTTTTGCCTTTCAGACCTTGTTAGGAAGATGGATTCGTCGGTTGATCGCGCGTCAGGTAGTAGCGTGCTATCATCAGACGTGACCATTGTATTCTGAATTATATGCACTCGTTTACTATTCACTATTATATCGCACATGTTCACAGCATCTTGAGAAACAAGCAGACCACCTGCGTGTAGCAGTGAGCTGCTGTGGTGAGACATTCCTTGGCCCATGTGTGTAGCTGTACAGTAAGCCACTACTGGACATCCGTTATGACTAGCAATTTTAGGCATGTTGTTTATCCAGGTTATTGCTGAGGTGCATGCTGCTGTCGTGTCGGCATGAGCTGACATCTTTGTAAGATATGGTATTACTTCTTTAGATATCGACATCTGTCTGTATGCTAGTCTTGCATAGACGACTGATGCCCATCTTAGGTGCATTGACTCCGTGCCTAACCCGAGAAGCATTATCGATATAGCGTAATTAGACATCATTGGTCCGTATCTTGTAGCATCTGAGCTTTGTATCGAGCACCCTCTCTCCATAAGTAAACTGCTTTTCTTGTAGAATACAGCATCTTTGTTTGCTACTTTCAGGAAGTCAACACCAGTCAACTTCCCATAGTTACCGCATATATACTCCGCATCAGATAGGCATATCCGTGAGTCGGGATCAGTGATGGAAATCTCACGATCTTTATGTTCACCTCTTTTTGGATGATTAAAGAAAACGGGCCTACTGCCAAACAAGAATCGATATGTCTGGCACACGGTGGATAGGAAAATGTCACTGCCAGCGTCTAGCATCATTTCTGCGACGGTTCCTGTTTTGACAACTCCATTCCTATCTATTCGGGCTGAGTGCCGTACCGTGAGATGTTGATCCAATGTTCGTGAGGTTGTACCTCTTGCGAAGGACCTGTCGAATTTAGCAGGATCGGCATGCAATCTGAGTGCATATCCGGACGCTAGGCTTCCAATCCAGGACCAACCGAGCTTACCACCAGTGTCTAATGAACAGCTTGCCCGTAGTGACGCCCGCATTTCTCTGCTCGTAATCTCAGGATTTAGAAGCAGCTGTCTTTGGGCTTTGAGATCGCGAACACGAATTGACATTGTTTTCTCAAGCGCATCGTACTCAGCCTTGAGAGCCAACACACACTGACCTAAGTGTTTGACTGTATCAGCAAATTCGTTGGGTACCCACAGCATCCAATAGCTCTCCAGCTGAGCAAAGGCACGTGGTAAGCCAAGTATGGCGCATTTGGTGTGATACTTATCTCTCACATCCCACTGCTTCAGTACCTTCTGTAAACGCTCAAGGTAAAAGACATCTGCAAACGTGGTTGGCTGAGAGAGTTTCTTATCCATCTCTCCAAAGGGGGAAGAAGGTGCCGATAATCCAGATGATAGAAATCGGCATGTGATGAAGTTCTCTCCAGAGGCCCAGGATGACGTGCATAACGTAACTGCTAAGCGTTGCCAGGCTAGAATTATATCTTCATATTTTGTTGATGTGATTTTCGACTTTTCCAACATGGAGTAAAGCGTAACTTTCAGGCGACGAGGGCCACTTTTGACTAAATCCATCTCTTGAGACCGCAGCCGCTGCCTAGGCCACAGATAGAGTGTCTTTTTAGTCGATGTTTCTATTGCTATGGACCCGAGGGTCTGAAAAGCAGAAACAGCGAACCAGTCTATTCTGTATCCTTCAGGCCCGGTGACAGCATCTCTTGATCTATACCATGCTGATACTTTCCCAGAATACAGGTATACTTGTTGCCATGAGCCTTGCGGTGGGAAAGAAAGATTCTCTATTGCTCTCACGAGATCGGCCCGTATCTCACAATATTGTGCGAAAGATGATTGAGCATATACATGATTGCATTCGTCTAAAATGTTCTGATGACAGCCTGAGCTCTGTCTAACAGGGCCGGCATGTGTCATACCGCCAACTCTAATCAAATGCTCATCGATGTATGATGACAGCTCCTTCGCATCATCGTGGGTGGTGAGTCCTGTAGCTGGGAAATTCTGAATGAACTGTTCTGGGTTATCCATCGAGTACCGTGGCCCAGCTGTTCTACCTTGAATGGCATAAGGGCCAGCCTGTATGTCGTGACCATGTACATTGATTCTAAAATTGTCTGTGCCAAGGTTGCATATGTCCGTCAGAGGCAATGGTGCTACAGCCACTTTGTTTCGAGGCTTCAGCTTGTCAATTTTAGTCAATAGCTTGTTAACCTTAGCTGTATATGTTTCGCCTTGTGCGTTGAGATCAAAACCGTTTAGCTCTTCTATAGAAGTATCGATTGCGGCATCATATGCCATTTCTGACATCTGACTGATGGTGGCTTGCGACATCTGTGACAGAAGCGAATAAATATCGGACTGTAGCCTAATATCTTCTGATACATCTAAATGCTGTTTACGCCAGTATCCGGGGTATTCAGTTGCTAATGAATTGCATACAGCCATTGAGAACGCATCTGAGACGGTAACGGTACACCCCGATATTATGGCTGACGCGATATCGTATTTGCTTACAGCGCATTGATAGCGAGCATGGGGATTCTGTGGATCAGGTCTTATCTGTTTGTTCCAGATGCCTGCGGAGGTAGTAAAGTCGAAATTGTATTCACCTACTGTCATGTCGACATAATCATTTTCTACTGTGACATGTTCGTTAGATGCTAGTCCAGCCGACACGACGGCAGAAACCATCTGATGGAGCATGTGGGAAGGGGTGGCGCATGTGAGACCTTCGCCTCCAGGTGCCGAAAACAGCTCTGAGAGTGCCTGATCAGACATAGAGAGATCAAGTACCAGATCAACATCCGCTGCTAGATCATAGGGATGAATACCTATGTTGATACTGGTCCCTGATTCCCAAACTAGAAGGACATCGCGAGTACCAGGAGGCCTCAAGTTTGAGCGTGATGTCATCGCAGTTAAAAGATCGATGTCGTCTGCTACTCCATCTATCTTAAGGCCACACGATGTGAGCTTGTCTTGCCAAGGCACGAGCTGCGTCCCATGTAGCTCTCTTGGGAGGTCACCGACAGGTTCTCTTGCACACAACCTGAGGATCGTAGGTGCCACGTTGGGTGTTATTGGAGCTAGGGGGGGATGCACAGCCCGGTGATTGGTGCCTACCGTCCTGTCATATGAAGTGTCAAGTTTTGGAACAGTGAAGTAAGTTGTCTGGCCGAGAAGTACGGGGTCATCGAGGCTGAAAAACTTAATGTTGTCCTGAAGTTCGGATACAAGGCCCATGTCGAAGTCTAAGGGTGGTGCTTCCAACTCTACGTGATCGAAAGGAACAGCCATAGTGGTAAAGGATGAAATCATATGCCCGAAATCCCGTGATGCCCAATCAGCTTCCTGAGTGTCAGACATATCAGTCAGGTCTCCATAATAGTAATTCCATGTGTCATCTGCTAATTCTTCACCCATGTTTGCTACGAGAAAAGCGCGAATCGCATCACGATTTGCAATAAAATCGAGATTCGTGCGAACAAGCATACCGCATACCTCAAATGGGAACATGTACTCATGTTCAATGTCGTCGCCTATAAGCTGTTCCTCATCGAGCATCACCTCATAGTCACTGTCAGTGTCCGATAGATCGCC